ATATCATGTCCACCAGTTCTGGCATTGATTTCTTCAATGTAAACAAGCCGTGCAAGATTCTGCTCATCAGACTTTTCAAGGGACCATGCACTAATGACAGTAGAATTAACAGATTTGCCAATGTCAACACCAACATTAATGCTGCTTCCTCCCGCGAGTCCATCCCCATCCAATCGAGTAAGTTCGTAATCATTATAACATCCTTTTATCCTTTCTGGATTAAATACATTCGATACCGACTCTACAAACTCACACTCGTATTCTGTCCTCCAGTAGATAGAATCTTCACCCCATTCCATCATTTTATCTAACATATCTTGTTCATTATAGGGAGCTGAATAAGCTTCTCCCGGTTTCACTGCATCTCTCCATGTAAACACCAATCTTTTAAACGTATCTGCGTATCCATCATCATACAAATAACGCCACATATGATTGTCTTTTGACTTTGGTGTACCTAAATTTATGAAGGGGGCCTTATTTGAAACTATCGCTGGTTCTACGTTATCTATGAAGATTTTATCGTCAATAAGGGGAGATTCATCAACTACTAAGAATGTAGGATGTTGTCCTCTAATGGCTTGACCTTGATTAGTAGGCGCCAATGGAGCCCTTCTCATTATAGTGCCCCCCTTAAGTGTTATGTTGGGCTTATTATGAAATCTATAATTGTCTACTAAACCATTAAGAAAGGAATTATCAGCAAAATGTCTATATACATAATTAAAGATAAGTGCTGCTTGGTCCTCTGTGGGAGCTAAAATAAATACTAAATCACGAAATCTATTAAAAAACATATAGATAGTAACTGCTACAGACAACGCATAAGACTTTCCACTTCCTCGTGGAGCTAAAATAGCTAATTTAGTTTGCTTACCATCTTCCCTCTCTAATAAGGCTTCTAATACAATTTCTTCTTGTAAAGGTCTTAATAATAAAGGTCGCTGTTTTCCATCCAATAAATAGGCAGAACAAAAAGCTCGGACCAATTTCCTCATTTTGTCCTTTTCTTGTCTACACTTTTTGAATATATTCTCTAAGTGTCTTGAATCTAATCCACCCTTACCTGTCAGTAGGCTCTTTAGGTGCTTTTGGTCCTTCATCGTTAGTTAACTCCTCTAAAAACGCTCCAAAACTTTCCGTGTTCTTTTCCGTCAGTGTAGGCACTTCTATATTTAGTGCTCTGAATTCTGTATGTATATCTTTAACGATTGTATTTCTTTGGCGCAAGAGCTCTGTTCGAGCGTTAACATCCCGAATACATATAAGAATTTCCGTCCACAAAACATCTTCAAGAGCAAGATTGCGCGCCAGAAGACGGACAAGCTCTTTATGACGTTCATATTCTGCTTCTCCGACTCTCTGACGTAATCGTTGCTCGTATTTCTCTACGTTCAAAGTGCTTTGCCTTCGGCAAGTGATGCTTTGACTTTAGATTTAACCAAGGCGGCTAATTCATCGTCTTTCTCATCCCAAGCGGTTAGCAATACATTTCGAACCAAAGAGTCCTTTACGTGCTTTTGAGCTGTTACATCCAGCTTCTCGTATGCTTTCATCTGAGCCTTAGTTAGATTCTTATCTAATAGAGCCATCAGTTCTGCTTCGTTATTTTTAAGATATTTAAAAACTAAAGCTTTAACAGCTGGTACAGTGTAGGCAATATAAGCGCCTAAACCTAATACCAATGCACAAAGTGCTATAAGCACTGGGTCATCCATTAGTTGGTCTAACAGACCAGATTCTTCCACACTCTCGAGAAGTTCGGTTACATTACCGCCTGTCTCGTTACTTTCATTTGTTGTGTTGTTTACCATGTTTGTCTCCATGTTGGGGCTCTCACATAGACACTTGCGATAAGAATCCTGTGATGCCATGGCCCTACAGCGAGAGCCCATATATATGTAGAATGTCTACCTATATAAAGTTTACTTCTTCCCCTTCTTTTTAGGTTTCAATGAAGGGTATTTTCTATATACAGCTGCCCTAATACCAGCAGGTCGTGGAGCATTGTGGGCTAACTTAATAGCTGACTTAGCTCTCTTCAATGTATTGATAGGAAAACTTCCGGCTGGCGCGCCTCCTGAAGGTCCAGCGAATGCTATACCTTTCTTATATTTTCCTACGTTAGAACCACCAGCCTTTTTACGTGCTGCTGCCTGTTTCTTCTTAGTTGCTGCTGTTTTCTTGCGTGGAGCCATATTTAATCCTTATTTAATAATTTAAGTATTTCATCTAACTTAGCTAGTGTAGAATTAAATCCATTATCTTCTTCGTTCTGATAATTCATATTGATAAAATTCTGTTTATCTAACTTGTCTAATATCGTTTTAGTGCAACAACAGTCGCAACATGCTTCTTTAGTTTCTTCTTCTGCCATATTTATCCTCCTATAATTAGAACTCTGTGTAAGTTTCCAGATATTGCAGTATCATCTAAAGCAATAGCACAAACTGTACTAAAAGCATCTGCTGCATAAGTTGATTCTGTCAATTGTCCGGGTGTAGAACTGATTTTAAGTCCCTTTCCTGCGTTAGTCCCGTCAGTGTTCACATTACATATAATTCCTTTTCCAGTAATTACACTAACTTCATCTCCCGAAGAAGCATCTGTAAGTGCTGGTCCTGCCATGTACATTAATTCACCAGAAAACAAATCTGTGTCTGCTTTAACTGCCTTACCGTCCGCATCGATGCTCACGGCATCTCCTGCTGTGATATCTTCTGCTGCTATGAATGCTATCATTCGTGCTGGCGCACCGCCATCATTTACTAATATTTCTGTTCCCATTATTATCTCCTATCGTATTTAGTTTTAGACTGTTGTTTCTTACCTATATGGTGTCCGTGATGTTCACGACGCGCTATCTCTGATTCAGTTACATCTCTAATTTGTTTAAGAGCTGTCTCTTTAGATATAGCATGATGTTCTAAAGCATGAGTCTTGCCACCAACGTGACTGTAGACTTTTTCTCCAGACCCACTCTTTCTCATGGTAAGAGTTTTATCTATATTATATTTCTTATTTTGGCTAACCATATTTAAGTTCCCGATGATATTTTACTTCCCTCTGGGGTAGTGGTAAATTTATCACCCTTTGCGTAATTCTTTTTGTCCGCTATAAAATCGGCGTTAGGAGTATCCATAACCTCAGACCCATCCATGTACTCAAACCCTTTCTGCTTACCATCTTTATATGATGTGATAGGCTTTTTATAGTTCATCTCATCTATTTCCGCTTTGGATGGTTTAGCAAAGTTGAGTTCCATATCTGGATTGTTTCCGTGGAAATGCTCTCCTTTTTCTATACTATTATATATTTTTTCTGTAGGCATATTAATCCTTCTCCGTCTTTCTTGTGTGTCTGCATCCACATGGGAATAAACACACCTGTTGCTTCAATTCATTTATTTCTGCTTCTAAAGTCTTCACTTTCTCATACATATCTCTTATTTCAAAATCATTCATCTTTCTTTTCCTCCTTTTTGTTTGCTTCGTTATGAGCAAGCTCAATGGCGCTTTGTTGTTGAGCTGTCCATAATTCTAACACTTTATATATTATCACCAAGGCTGGCGAGCCTATGATTAATAAAACTGATTTATATGATTCTATATCAGTAACTACTTGGGGGGAATGGAATGCTTGTATTACTAAAAACACAGCTAATCCAACCCACGCTACCACTATGGGAGCAGCTACTATACCCATCATAAAATTTACAAAATTATCTTCTTTGTTATTCATTCTTCCTCCATACTTCTTTTATAATCCTCAGCTGTAGACTTTATAACCAATGTTCTTAAGTCGTCAAGTTCGGAGAGTATCATATCTAATTTGTTTGTTAACGCTATCATATCTTTAGCCTTCATTCAGGCCCCTCCACTCTTATCATTGGAATATCAAACTGTTGTTGAAAGTAGTAGTCCTCATTCTCTTCATCCCATAAGAGTAATGCTACCCACATAGACCATTCACCTTCTGTTTCGTTAAGTTCTTCGAAAGTAAAATTAAACCAATGATTATCCCAATCCTCACCATTGACTGTTAAATATATATCTGTCCAGTTATAATCACCAGACTCCTCATGCCATACATCTACATAAACTAATACAGATGCACTAAAATCGAAACAGTCTGTATCTATATCTGTTAATACGGATATACCGTCTGCATTTGGGTCTACCCAAAAGACAGACATGTTATCTGTTTCTTCGTTATACCAACCGGGGTAAAAATGTGCAGAAGTGTGGTTCCCGTGTTCTTCTTCATATTCATCCTCGTAATCACATGAACCATCATCTTCAGTAGCTTTATCATCATAGTTATTAGCTTCTATATCCGTACAACCATAAATAGCAGCAGTCTCATTAGTACCATTACCCTCCGGATTGTCATTTATAACTATACATCTCCCATCATCGTGGGTTGCATTAGGTTGAAAATTCTCCGCTTCAGGGTCAGTGCATCCATATACTATAATTAAAAAATTACAGCTACCATCATCAAATGTAGCGTCTGGGTTATAATTAGTAGCATCGTGTTGCATACAACCTCCAATAGGGCCATCATCATCTCCATTCATATAATCATGAATAATAGACATGTTAGCACCGCCGCTTAGAAGCGCGAGTAAGATTACAGTTATAATAGTTCCTATCTTTTTACCAACTTGGGTTTCACCTAATTTATCTCCAGCTTTACCTATAGTTTCGAAAAGACCTTCCTCTTCATCTGTTTTCTTTGGAGGTTTAATTCCTAATATCTCTCGTTCATCATCAGAGATTACAGAAATCGCCCCGTAATCATCGCGCGCCATGTAAATTATCTACACAACGTGACTATATAAAGATTACCCTCTTAATGTAAAAACCATTAGGTTATGAGGAAACCAAAAAGGAACCCAAACCTGAGAGTCTCTAGCATCTTTAGTCCAATAGGATATTATGTTAAATAATCCAATATCTAATTTATATCCTTTGGCTTCTATTTTTTTTATCCAGTAATCTTTGGGTTGACAGTTGTAATGTCCCGTTCCTACTTGGTCAGGTATCGCAGCCGTCATTATAATATATTTAGCGCGGTGTTTGGTTAGGGTGTCAACAAATACATCAGCGTATTCTGGTTCCAAATGTTCGGCAACTTCAATACTCATTACTAAAT